GGGGTGTGACAGACGTTTCTGGGCGGTGGATGGACAGCGATGGCGCTCACACCCACACCCTCAGCGTTACTGGTGGTGGTGACACGGAGACCAAGCCCAAGTCCTACGCCGTCAACTACTTCATCAAGGTGAACTAGGAAATCTTAGTGCTATGTTTAATGGGTTCTGCCGTGAAAGGGCTGGCAACGCCAAGCTCACCGAGCAGCAGGTGATCGAGCTGCGCCAGGCCAGGGCCAGGGGCGAGCAGATCACTCCGCTTGCTCGTGAGTTTGGGGTCAGTGTTGCAGCTGCCTGCAATGCAGCTACCGGCAGAACCTGGAAGACGCTGGAGATGGCTGCCTAATGCGCTTCCCCCGCATCACGCCGGCGACTGTCCTGCTTGGGCTGTTGGCGGTGTTGATGGTGAGCAGCGCGCTCTACAACCGTGAGAGCCTGCTGTTCTGCGAACGTGCCCTCTACGAGGAAAGCAAGATGCTGGAGCGTGAGGCAGTAGTGAAGGCCCCGTTGAAGTTCACTGAGGTCTGTCCTGAAGTCAGGCAGCGGGCAGAGACGAACCTGCAGAAGTGGTTAGAGGTGTTGCTGGCGTTGATGGTGCAGTTCCACCCGCCAGCTCCACCGTCTCCTTAGGTGATCATCTTGCAGCTAGCCGTGGGGTCTTCCTCATCGGCGTGTGCTTCTGGCCCCCAGGTCTTGAGAAACCGGCGTAGTTCAGCGATGTCACGGATGAAGACGCTGGCACCACCGCTGTAGGCGATGAAGTAGCGGCCATTCCAATCCCGGCTGGTCTCGATGGATTGGTGTGGGCTGAGCCGGAGGGTGTCACGCTTCAAGGCCACCTCCAGTCCCCGCAATTCATGGCAGCGCAGGTGGCTTCTATTCCCTGCTGCTGCAACCAACGCTGGAGTGCTTCAGCGCTATGGAAGCTACGGCACGTGCTGAGCTGTTCCACTGGGGCGGAGACAGGCGGTGGCGGGGGGATGCAGACGGTAAAGAGCATTTAGTGGCCTTCAGGGTGCATGAAGTCGTGGATGAGCTTTTCTCTGACGCGGTAAGCCTGGAACCATTCAGCTTCTTCTGTTAGGAGACAGGCCCCACCAGGGAGTTCAGTGATGTGGTCAAACAACAGGTCAATGGCCTGCTGCTGGTGGGGTGCTGATCGGTACCAATGCCAGGCGTCATGCCAGGTCTGACGTGACATCAGGATGTCCTTGATCATGTGGGTGGGCACCAGAGGACCGGCGCCTGCTTTGTGTGGTCGTATTCTCCCGGCCTCAGGATGCGGGCACAACGCGCCATGCGGACTGCGAAGTCCACGGTGTGACCAGCTTTGATGTACGCCTGCAGGACGGCCAGCCACATCTCGGGCTCGGACTTGCATCCGGCCAGGGCCTTGCGGGCAGCGACGGGCCCAGCGCCTTTGCAGCCCGGGTAGCCATCAGTGGCATCACCGGTCAGGGCTTGGCTGTAGAAGTTGAAGTCAGCTTCCCAGCGGTTGACATCAATGACGCCACCATCGACCAGGTGCAGCCCTGGGATGGAGCGCAGGTCCTTGTCAGCTGAGACGATCACGTCGCCTTCCTCGGCCATGACGCCGAGCACGTCATCGCCTTCCACTCCTGCCAGGGTCAGTGACGGCCAGCACCCTGCTGCCCAATCCCGCAGGGCCTGGTAGCCAGCTGGTCTGCGGTACTTGCGCCGGTTGGCCTTGTAGTCGGGGTAAATGGCGTAGCGGAAGTTGGTGCTGTCACCCAAGACCAGGATCACCGAATGGTCGGGCATGGTGTTTTGGAACCGATCCATCTCAGCTTGGAAGCTGTCCTTGGCATCGGTAATGCGACACAGGTAGGTCCAGACATCTGGAGTCCATTCGACCTCATGCTCCGCTGCAGCAGCAGCGCGGTACAGGTAGTAGTCCGCGTCGATAAGGGCTCTCATGCCACCTCCTGGCCGGAGTCGCGCAGCATCCGGTCGGCCACCTCATTGACGGCCATGTGGCAGATGCGGGCCTGTTCCACCGTTGGGGCCCAGGTGCGAATCCTGCCCGAGAGCAGCTTGATGACAGCCTTCATGCGACGGGTGTCATCAATGCTGTACTCGCCCAGTTCCCAGTACACCTTGAGGCATTCTTCAGTGAGGTTCATTTCAAGACGATGATCTTGGCGGTGGGCCAGCGCTTGCTGGCATAGAGCTTGGCCTTGGCAGCGGTCTCGGCCTGAAGCGATGTCTTCATTGGGTTCTCACCCGGAACTGACACCATCAGCTGAAACAGGTGGGTCTTGACCCCAGGCCGCGGCCAGCTGATGCCGTCCCCCAGAACTGGCGTGGCTGCTTCGATGTGGGGCAGCAGCTTGTAGGTAATGGGTTTGTTGGCCATCACTGCTTGTGCGCTTCGTAGACGTGCTCAAGACCCCGCATGTAGCCATCCCACCAGGTCGTGGAATAGGACTGCGGGTTTTCCTTGTAAGCCTTGTTGTAGTTGTCCAAGGCCATGATCTTGAGGCGCTTGAGCGTGCCGACTGTGACATCAAGCAGTTCGCCATCAAGCGGGTCGGACATTGCGGAGGTCATAAACGGTGGTGGTTTTAGGTTTGCTTCCAATGAAAGAAAGAATGCTGACGCTGTTTGAGTTGATGCCGGTGACCGTTCCTTTCTTCCACCCGTCAGCGGTGTAGAAGGTGACGGCCTGGCCTCTGGAGAGCTGGTTCCAGCTCAGAAGGGGCTGCCTGGTTCCTGCCATGTCTGCTCCATGGTTTGGCTGCTCTCGTTGAACACAAAGGACCCGCTGTACCCGCATCGGCCCAGCATCCGGTTCTTGAGGCAATAGGAATGGGTGGTCTGATCACCGCGTTTGCGGCCCAGGGCCCAGATGGTGTCAGCCAGCTGAACGATGGAGTGGCTGCCCCTGATGTCATGCAGTTCAGGGATGCCCCCGTCCTCCATGTTTTTGGATTGGCTGGACCCACGGTTCAGGTGGTTGATGGCCACGACCGTGCATTTGGTGGCAGCGATGAACGACCGGATGCGAGTGACCAGGGCATCAAGGTGCCTGGTGTCTTGAGCCAGGCCCGAGCCGAGGATGGTCAGGTGGTCGAGGAACAGGAACTCACACCCAAGGGCACGGACCATGTAGTTCATGCGCTGCAGGATCGAGTTCTCGTCCAGCGAGCCGAAGTGATCGAAGAGCTCCAGGCGGCCTGAACCGGTCACGAACTTGTCGGCCTGGGCAATGCGCAGCATCTCCTCATCGGTGACACCTGCGTAGTTCTGTCTGGCGTGCAGCTGGATGCCAGCAGCCATGCCAACGAACCGGAAGATCGCTTCGTCAACGGTTTCCTCCAGGCCAATCCAGCCAACCTTCTTGCCCTTCTCCATCAGGCCAAGGGCCAGGGCCCGGGCAAAGGTGGTCTTGCCCACGCCAGAGCCAGCGACCAGCACGATCAGCTGGTTGTCATAGAAGGGTGTCTTCTGGTTCCACCAGGTGAAGGCCGAATCCGTGGCCGTGCGCTGCGGTGGCTTGAGCACCAGGCCCTGGTAATCCGATGCTGGGCGGATGCCATCGGGCCTGACTTCCTTGGCGGCCATGACCGCATCCCGGACTGCCATGGCACCCAGCTCGACGAGGGTGTCATTCGCGTCCTTCTTGGGAAAGATGACGCGCCTGACCTTGCCTGCATCAAACAGACCCATCAGATCCTTGGCGGCTTTCTCGCCCGGGTCATCCATGTCAGTGGCGACGTAGATGACCCTGAACTGCAGGTAGAAGTCCAGCTGCTTCTTGACGAAGGCCGCGGCATTGCTGGCCCCGTTGGGAACGCTGATGCCAATGACCTTGCCACCTGTGGCCTGGGTGATGGATGGGGCGTCGATCTCCCCCTCGCAGATGGCAATGGCGTCGTGATGCCCTGGGTTGGCCAGGTGTGCGCCAAAACCGGTGATGGGTGTGGGGTCCCCGTCCCACCAGACCCGGGTCTTGTCAGCTGTGCGCCATTTGCGGGCTACCACCTGTCCGGCCTTGTCGCGGTACTGAAAGACCAGCACCGTGCCATCACGCTGGATGCCGTACTGCTCCAGGGTGCGAGTGTCCAAGCCCCGGAAAGGCGCTTCCCAGGGCGTTGCAACGAACTCCCTCATGGCCCCCACAGACGGTAATCGGGAGGGCTGGATCTGCGGTCTGGGATTGAACTCGTCAAAGACCTTGTGGGTTTGACAGCTGAAACAGTGGGAGTGGGAGGAATAGATTGCAAGTGCGTCAGAAGACCCGCAATCAGGGCAAGGCTGGTGAATAGCAACGGCTTCATCAGTCATCGACCTCCAGGGTGGGTGTGATGTTTTCAACCATCCCTGCGCTCTTGCCGGCGTAGACAGCAAGAACCTCGTGGGTGGTGTAACTCTTGTGGCACTTGTTGCAGACCCGGTAACGGCGGAAGAAGTCAGGTCTGGACTTGACTTCCTTGACCGTTGATTCAGGGCTGCCGCAATAGGGGCAGTTGATCATGGGGCTTCCCAAACGAGCTTCATGAAGATGCGGGCTTCCTTGGTGGATGCCTTGAAATAACGGGCAGCAATGGCACGGATCACGGTGACGTTGTCATCGGTCCAGAGCAGGCCATTGCCTGCATCCATGACGCTGCCCAGGCGGTTGTCCAGGTCACCCCTGGCAGGGCCGTAGAAGTGAACAACCAGGCAGTTGATGTGCTCCAGCGGTGGCTCAGTCCACCATTCGCCCATGTAGGCGCGGACCTTGGTCTTCCATTCGGTGTAGACCTTGTCCATGTACGGCCTGGCAACACGAATGGTGCTGCGGGGCCGTGGTTTGGACATGGGTCTGAATGGCAGGAGCAGGTCCCGGCATTCGATGGGCATTAACTTTGCCTCAGTCTTTCGACCACCCTTGGCAGCCACAGGAGCTGGTATCCGGTGTGCCCGTTATTGGCAAAAGGCTTGGCCTCTCCGTATTCCATGCCGGCTTTTGTAAGCTGCCAGCCCTGATTCGTGAGGACCTGCAGCCCTGCATCCCTCAGCATTCGATTGACGATTTTGGGCGCAGTGTTGCCAAGCAACTTTCCGACTGCAGTGGCATTGAGAGTCGGGACTTCGCCCTCTGCAGCTGGCAAGGCCAACCGCAGCTCTTCCATTCGCAAGCCAGTTGCCTTTTCAATGGCGTTGTAAGCATGGGCATAAGCAATGCCTGGCTTGACGCCAATGTTCGGCAAGACAGCAGCGCAGCGGAGATAGACGGCGGCTATGTCGTCTTTTCCCCCGGAAAGACTTGCTTCCGGTGGCGCAGCTGGAGCCACGCTGTAGGTGCCTGTCTTTCTGAGCTGAGGCAGGATTTCTCTGGTAACCAGGTGACGCAGCTGCTTGCCCTGAGGTTTGTCGCTGCGGACCACCACGTCGTAGAAGCCCGACTCCGAGATCACGGTCAGGGTCTGGGTCCCGCCAAGGGTGGAGATTTGACCTCCACCCTTTTGGTCTGGGTCCAGCCGGTCGGCCAGGTCCGCTGTGCGCCTGATCTCCAGCGCCTTTGCCAAGTCAGTGGCCACGAAGCCGATGTCCTCGGTCGTGCCCGCCTCGGTGGTGAAGTTGCGGACGATGCGGATGAAGTGGGGGCCGAACCAGAACCCGTCATCCTCGGGGCGAAACGCAAGATCCATCAAAACGGCACCTCATCGACGGCCTGGTACCCGCTCGGCACCACGTCGAACAACTCCTCGGCATCAGGCTTGCCCTGGTACTCGACCAGCTCAACCACCTGCGCAGCCCGAGGCTGGAAAGTCATGCCATTCCCGGCTGATCCCTTCCAGGCGTAGATGTCAAAGCCAATGATCATCTTGGAGCCGTTGCCGATCTCGGTTCCCGTCGGCCAGGGCTTCTTAGCTGCATCGAACAGGGTCGGCGGTTCCGATGTGGTGCCGTCCTTGCGGG